CGGCGGTCTGCCTGTTGCTTCTTCCCAAGTCTCGCACCTCCTTTCTGCTGGTGATTTCAAGAGTAGATGACCTTGCTGCCCTCCGCCGTCTTTACAACGTCAACGGCCTGTGGGAAACGGGCTTTCATCTCCGGGTCGTGAGTGATAGCCATAATCTTGAGCGAGGAATACCGTTTCTGGATGGCCTCGAGGGCGTCGCAGTAGGCCTGTACGCCCTTGTCGTCGAGGAACGGCGGTTCGTCAATAAACAGGAATCCGAGCTGCACTCCTGCGGTGCTGCTCTTGAGCTCCGCCAGCGCAAGGATGACCGAGAGGGCCGCCTTAACGCGCTCGCCGCCGGAACGGCTCATGTAGGGAAGGGCTCCGGTCGCCGCGTCGTTTACGATGACGTCCAGCGCGGTGACCTCTTTCTTGCTGTTGCTCTTGAGGGTCTTTTCCATGCGCATCTCGATGCTCATGTGGCCGCCCGACATCTGGCTGATGATGCTCGTCGCGGTCGCCTCGAACAGCGGGACGATGCTGCGGACGATGTTGTGCGGGATGCCATCCTGTGAGAAAGCCCGCTTGAGCTCCTCGTAGTCGGCCGCAAGCTGGCCCTGTTCCGTTGCCTGACGGAGAAGAACTTCAAGCTTTGCCTCTGCCGTCTCGATTTCTTCCATCTGCCTGCGGCTGTGTCCGGCCTGCTGGTCCAGCTCCTCAATACGGATGTTGTCCACCGTGAGGGCTGCATCCGCCTCCGCGTACTGCTCCTTGAGCTCGTCAACATCGGCCTGTGCCTTTGCGAGGGTCAGAATCTCCGCATTGATGCCATCAATCGCCGTCCGGGTCTTTTCTGCGTAGGTCAGGAGCTCCGTGAGGCGGGTCTGCGCTGCGCTCTTTTTAGCCTCCGCTGCCGGGAGCAGCTTTTCCAGCTCGATGTATTTCTTAACGTCCGAGAGCTGCGCCTCAATGCTGGCGAGCTCCGCTGCGTTCTGCCGGAGCTTTTTCAGCTCGTCCTCAACGACGAAACGGTCTGCCTCGAGGCTCTCGATATTGGCCGGAATGGTTTCAAGCTCCTCGTCGATGGCCTTGATGCGCTCTTTGACTTCCGCGAGGCGTTCTTTCTGCGCCGTCAGCTTTGCGAACCGCTCCGAGGCTTTCCGCAGGTCTGCAACGAGGAAACGCTGGGCCTGCAAATCCTTGCGGCAGTTGAGGCCCGTTGCCTTTTTCTTTGCGGCCTGATACTCAGCGTCGAGCTGCTCGGCGCGCTCCTCGGCCTGCTGCCGGTAGGTTTCCAGTTCCGTCTCGGCCGCAGGCAGTTTCTTTTTCGCCTCCACTGCATCCTGCAGGAAACGGCATTCCGGGTTCTCGACCGGGCAGCCGCAGGTCTCGAGCATGATGGCCCGGGAGCGGATATGTGTGACCTCGTTCTCTTTTATGTCGAGCCAAGACTGTATCCGCGCGGTTTCTGCGTTCTTGGTTTGGAGCAGCTTCATGGCCTCTTGGTCTGCTGCGAGATACTGCTCGTCCTGTTCTTCCAGCGCGGTGAGCCGTTCGCTTGCTCCTGCGAGGTCTGCCGCTTTCCGCTCGAGCTCGTCATAGTCCGCGAGGGCCTGCTCATAGCTCCAACACGTTGCCTGTGCAGAAAGTTTTTCGGCCTCGAGACTGCCTTTCTTTTTCCGCTGGGCAGAGAGCGCGGCCATAACGTCCCGCAGCTTTTCTTCCTTGGGCTGAATCAGGGCCGCCGTTCCCAGCAGCTCCTCCCGCCGTGCGGAAAGTTTTTCGTAACTCTGGCTGCCCGCCTCGACCTCCTCGCGCTTATCGAGGAGAGCCTGTGCATCAGAAATCTGCGCTCTGCTAACCGCCTGCGCGCTGGCGTTCGCGTTCTTCTCCGCAATCCAAGAGCCGAGCTCGCTGGCGAGCTTTTCCGACCGCTTCTGCGCCTGCTTGGCAATGTCGAGCTTTGTCTGCGCCTCGCTCATGGCCTTTGTGTGGATGGCTCTGTCTGCTACCGCGCTGGCCTTTTCGACGGCCGTCTTGTTCATGGCCGCCTCGACCGTTGCCTTGTCCGGCATCGTCCGCCCGGTCTCCTCCTGCAAATCCGCGATACGCCGGAGCTCCCGGTTGGCGTCTGCTGCCCGGTTGGCTGCCATGCTCTCCATGCGGTCATAAATCCCGAGGCCGAGGATGTTGCCGAGAATTGCCATGCGGTCCGCCTTGTCGGCCTGCAAAAAGAGGCCGTACTGGTCCTGCATGATAAGGCCGGTCGCCTTGAGCGTCAGACTGTCCATACCGATGGTATTCTCGATGATGGCCTGCGTATCGCGGTATTTCTCCGCGCTGCGGTTCTGCCAGCTCTCGTCAACATACTCGGAGAGATTCAGCGTCGCCTTGCCGCTCTTTGTGCGGGTGCGGGTAACGCGGTACAGCTTGTCACTGATGTAAAACGTGAACTTGATGGAGCCGCTGCGGGCGTCCGGGTCGTTGCAAATCCAGCCCGTGAGGTCGCCCTCCCGGGGCTCCTCGAAAAGGGCGTCCAGCATAGCGTCCATAAATAGGCTGGACTTACCTGCGCCGTTCTCGCCGTTGATGGTGGCAAAGGAAATGCCGTCGTAGCTGAACAGCTCGTCGCGGTAGTTGCGGTAGTTCTTGACCTCAATCTCTACCGGCATAAACACGCCTGTCGGGGTCTCAAGGCGGCCTTTTTCCATTGCCTCCGAGATAATCGGACGGGCCAGCTCAATGATGCGCTGGGCGTCCTCCGGGCTCTTTTCCTTTTCGGAGAGGTACTCCGCGAGGTTCTGCTCCGGGCTGTTGTCGCCGTGGAGCTCGTCGCGGTTCACGCTTGTCGTGATTTCCTCCGGCGTGATTTCGGAGACGTAGAACACGCCTTTTCTCGAGGACGGCTTTGTTGAAAGCCTTGTTTGTCTCGTCTGAACAGGTATAGAGAACGCGGACGATTTTTCCCTTGAGGCGGTCAGGTACAACGACCCGCTCCGCGCTCAACATTGTGCAGACATCGTCCTCGTTGAGGCGGATGGTCTCGAACTCCCGGTAGGGCGTTTCGATGTACTCACTCCATGTCTCCCCGTCGTCGTCGATGTCGTGGATGTAAAAGCCTCGCGGCTGGCCCTCGTCGTTGAAGTTGAGGCCTGTAATGCTGCCGCAGTAGAACACCGCACGGCCTGCCTCCGGGAGCTGCTGCGGCCGGTGGATGTGGCCGAGTGCTACGAGGTCAAAGTCTGCAGCTTTCAGGGTGTCTGGGTAGATGACGGGCTCAAACTGTGCAAATAGCGCGGTCTGGCCGCTCTCCATGTTGCATCCCGGGACGGTGAAGTGCGTGGACAGGATACTCGTCACACCGGGCTCGCACTGTGCTTTCAGGCCGAGAACGACCTTTGCCAGCTCGTCCGTGAACACCTGCGTTTCCTCCTCTCGAGAGAGGCCCGGGTGCGCTGCCCGGTGTACGCCACGGTCAAAGCCCGGAATGCAGGCCACATCTACGCGCTGCCCGTGGTAGGTGTGGATGTGGAGCACCTCCGGCTCCGTTACGACGCTGACCGAATCATCGCCGTAAAAAGCCGTCGTCAACATCTCGAACTGCTCCTCGCTGTCGTGGTTCGGAGTGCCACGCAGCACGACTGTCGTGGCAACGTTGGAAAGCCGCCGGATATGGTCTATGGCCGTCCGACTCTCGCGGAGGCCTCTGTCCGACCACACACGGGCCTGATGGAAGATGTCGCCGGAAACAACGATAAGGTCCGGCCGGTGCTCCTCTGCGTACATCGCCTGAAAATCGAGACAGCGGCAGATGTCCTGAAAGCGGGCGTTCTGACCGTTGACCTCCGGCCCGGGGAAACTGCCGATGTGCCAGTCTCCGGTGTGCAATACTTTCAGCATCACATATCCTCCTTGAGCAGCTCCTTGATGATGTCGTCGAGCTTGCCGCGCCGCGCTGCATCTGCGCGAGACTTCGCGCCCTGAAGATTCCGCATTTCATCTTCGGTCGGAACCTGCGCAGAGCCCTTGTGGCCGGAGCTGATGCTGAACGAAATGTAGTCCAGCGCGAGCTTTGCAAGTTCGGTGCGGTCCGGGCTGCGGAACGTCCCGATGGAGCGGCTGAATCGCGCGCCGTTCGTGATAAGGATGGTCGCGCAGAGCCGTGTTTCACGAGGGAGCGTTTCGCTCTCTTTGACCTCAAACATCACCACGTTGTCCGAATTGACGGCGACCATGCCGTCCTGCGAAAGAATCATCATAATCATTTCCTCCATGTATGGTTTCTCTGGCAGTCGCGGCAATAAGCCACTCCGCCGAAATGCTTGCGGCTGTACTCTGCTACGTCGAGGCCAATCTGCTTACCGCAGTCTGCGCAGAACTCGCTGTCGCCGTTCCGACCCTGCTGCCGGTCGCTCTGCGCGGGCCGCTGCTGGCGAGGCTGCTGCGCCGGTCTCTCGGGCGGCTGCTCCTGCTGGGGCTGCTCCTGACCGACCTCAAAATCCGGCTCCGGCTGCAAATAGCCGTCGTCGTCATCATCCACATAGACCGTGTGGCTGGTTTTCGGGCGGCTGCCGTACAGGTCATTCGCCGCGCCAAACATAGACTTTACCGCCTCCTCACGGACGGTCGGATTGTCAAGGTTCGGGACGAGGTATGCCACAACAAAGGGCTTTCCGAACTCCTCGATAAGGTAACTGGACTTAATCTGCATCGCGGTGCGGAGGGCGCGGTTGAGAGCCTTGCTCTCGCACATCTCGCTGCGGAACTTCATAAATTCTGCCCGCTGCTTCTCTGTCATCCCGGCCGTCACATCATCCACCGCAATTTCCTTATGGGCGACGATGGTGACGTTCTCGCCGGTGAGCTGCGGGACGCTGATTCGGACCTCGTGCTTGACGTCCTTGTTGGGGCAGCCTCCGCAGCGAATCGGCTTTCCGATGCTGCGGTTGACCTCCGCGCACTTCTGGCAGGTGGACGGG